TCAAAAAAAGAAAGCACTTGAGTTAGCTAATGCTGGTAATCTAGCTAAAGACAAAAGATTTGAAGAAAATAGTAAAAAATTAGCTATAAAAGAAAGAGAAAATTTAATGGGTTATACAACATCAGGAGATGTCAAAACTAATTTAGAAGCTATTCTAAAAAGAAAAGATTTACGCCCAGAAGAAATAACTTCACTTGATGAAAAATTTAAAACAAAATTAAAAAAATTAGAAGATAAAGAAGGAGCAGATAGAGATAGTAAGGCTTTTACAGGATATTTTAAAGAAGTTACTACCTATAAAGAAGGTGAATTTCCTAGTCAATCAGAAATTAATGATTTAGAAGGTAAAATAAATAATCATAAATGGTATGGTACAGAAAGACAAAGACAACTTACTGGATTACTAGCCGCTATGAAAAAAGGTAAAGGTGCTTACGAGAAAAAAATAAAAGATATAAGAAGAGATAATAAATTTCTAAGTAAATACAATAAAAAAACAGGAGTAGAACAGGAAAAAATAGATACACTTGTTGCAGAAGTAGCTACTAAGAAAAAATCTTATAAAGATGCTATTAAAGAATTAAAAAAAAATAAAGATACTTTTCTTGAAGGTAATTCAGATCTTATTTCAGAAGGAGAAGGATATAATGTTAAACTAGATCATGATGAATTATTTGAAAAAGGAATTAGTTCTATTCTAGCAGAACGGAGTGAGGTAGAGATAGCAGAAGAGAAAAGAAATTGGGAATTAGCAGCTCAAAAAAATTCTAAAATGAGAGAAGAGAAAAAATCAACTCTTTTAGCAAAATTTAATGCAGTTTTAGAAGATCCTAAATTACTTGAAGAAAAAAAGTATGAAAATATTATGGATGATATATGGAATGCAAAAGAGATAGAAGTTTATAGTAATGGAAAAAGTCAACCTTCAGTATCTTTATTTGATTCTGAAAAAATTCTAAAATTGGAACGTAGTCTTAGAATAGCTAAGAAAGATAAATCTGATCCTACTAAAGTTATTTCTGATCCTTTTATTTTAAAAAATGTTCTAACAGCACAAGAAAAAATAAGATCCGCAACAGGGGATACTAAAGTTAAATTAATTGATAAGGCTATAGATGAGTTAGATGAAGCATTTGATAATAATAAAATTTCATGGAGTCATTATAAAACAGAAAAACAAGCTTTAGAAAAATCTTATCAAACAGGAGAACCTGACACAAGAGATCCATACAAACAAGGAGATGATGCTCTTAGATTATATTTTTCTAGTATTGAAAGTATTTATACTAGTAATAAAAAATATCTTAATAAAGAAGGTCTTAAAGCAGGAGTATTATATTCAAACTTAAACCAAGAATTTTCTAGAATATGGGAAGATATTGAATGGCCTGAAGATGCCACAAATCAGGAAAAAGCTTCTAAAGCTAGATCTATAGCAAATTCATTATTAAAAGTTTATGATTATAAATCAGGAGAAAAACATCCGGGTGGAGAAGTATTAAATAATCATATTAAAATGTTTAAAATGAAAAAAGCAGATTTAAGAAAATATTTAAGATCAGATGAATATAAAGCTTTTAAAGCTGGAAAAAAAGCAGTTGATAAACCTGATATTGATAGTACTAGAGATGAAAAAGAAAAAACTAATTTTCAAAAATCATTAGAAAAACCTGATACTATTTTACAACAATTAAATAGTAATATATACATTTCTCCTTCAGATGATCCTGAAGAAGAATTAGGAATTGGAGGAGTAATTGCACATTGGGCTAAATCAAAATGGGAAGGCGAACAATTTGTATATGATCCATTTAGGGTAGAAGATCCCTCATCATAATTTTGGAGTTTAATGAAAAATTTACCTCAACATATTGAAAAGCTAGAAGGTGCAGCTGAGGCATTAACAGGAAATGAACCAATTCCTGCGGTTTTACCTGATGAAGTTTCTCAAGATGAAACACCTCCTATAACTGAAGAACAAGCTTTAATTCCAGGAGATATACTTTCAACTGATGGTATTGCATCTAGAGATCTTATAGAACAAGAAGTTCTTAATGATCCTGAATATCAAAATATAAATAATGAATACGATTTTCAACAGGAAGTTAAAAGAAGAAGAGAATATAGAGCTAAAAAATTAGAACCTCAAAATATTCCCGGAACTCCTGTCGTACCTAATATACCAAAAGGTGAGACACAAACTGAAAGAGAGTTACTTACAGATAAACTTTTTAATACTTTCTTAGCAGTTTCAGAACATGAGAATGGGTTTCAATATGCAGATATGTTAATTAATAATATTATCTCAGAAACAAATGATTTTGGAAAAGGGGAATTATATGAGCATGTAAAAGTTACAGATCTTTTACCTAGATTATTAGAAGTTTATCCTGATATTGATAGAGTTGAAGATCCTACAAATAATACTCCTCGTGATGTTAGTCCTACAGCCGAAAAATTAAAAAACTTTTTAAAAGAATTAAAAGACAGAGAAAACCATCCTTTATTATGGTTTGGAAAAGATGCTGTTAATGTAACAGGAGAATCTTTTAAAGAAGGTTTAATTGAAGCTCCTCAACATTTAGGACTAAAACTTATTGGTTTAATGTCAAAAACTGCTGAATGGGGTATTGGAGATGTTGTAAAAGACCAATATAAAATGGAAGGTCTTTCAGAAGAAGAAGCTGAAAAAAGAAAAAAAGAATTTTTTGATTTATCAGGATATTTTTGGCAACCAGATTTACCTGATACATTATTAGGTCAATTAGCTTTATCTGGTGGAGAATTTGGACTTGCTTATGCTACAGGAACACGTTTATATAATGCTGTAGCTGCTCCTATGAAAGCTATTTTTCCAGAAATAGCAGGAATGATAGGAACTTCAACTGGCTTATCAACTCCGGGAGGAGCAATGGCAGCTAAAGAAGTTATGGGTGGAACTCTTATTGGTTCTAAAGAAGAAAGATTAGTGAGAGTTCTACAAATGTTAGGAGTAGGGGGAGAAGGTCCTCGTGGAAATTGGATTGATTATATAGCAGGATCAGAAGATGATAATATTTTTGAAGATCGTTTAAAACAATTTGTAGATTCTGTATATACAGGAGTAGGGATGTCTACTTTAGCTCCTTTAATAATGATGACAGGAAAAGCAGGATATCATGCAACTAAAGGATCTGCCAAAAAAGCAGATAAATTATTAAAACATGGAGCAAGTTTTGCTAATAGACTTTTTCATAATTATCCTGTAGAAGATGCTATGAGAATGGATCTTGGTGGTCCTAAAGCAGTTAAACTTGATGAAGTAAAAAGAGTTTTAGATCAAGCTAATGAGGCAATTTTTGGACAAGCTACTACAGAAAGTGGTAAAAATCTTGTTAAAAAAATGAAAAATCTTATTAAGAAAGGAACTGGAGGAACACCTGAAAAAATAGATACAACAGTTTCCGATATGCTTAGAGATAAAGGATATCAATTAGGAGATGATTCGATACAACCTATTATTAAAACAGAAACAACTTCATTTTTACAACCTATTAAAGGTAGAAATATGGAGGAAGTTATTATTGATTCTGTGAAATTATTAGAAGGTGAACCTCTTCATTTTAAAAAAATTCTTGAACAAAATGAAAAATACTTTCCTGGTTTATTTAATCTTAAAAATATAAATGATACAAATAGAAAACAAGCTATAGCTGAAGCAGCAGTACATTATACTAATATTATGGAGAACCAAATAAAATCACATGGAGAAACTGTTCTAGATGGTATTAAAGTTAGAGAAGAACTAGAATTTATGTTTGGTGATCAATTAGATACATATTTTAAAGAATTTGCTGGTACAACCGATGTACTTCCCGGAACTTTATACGCATTAAGACAATATGTAGTAGAAGAAAGTATTCCATATATGGCAAGTACTAAAGCTGTAGCTACAGCAGCAAAACAAGTAGCTGAAGGTACATTAAAGTCTGTAGACAAAAAACTTCTTTTAAGATATTATATTGATACAGTAAGATTCTTAGATATATTAGGAGCAGAAGTTAAATTTTCTGGTAATATTGGTAGAACTTTAGAATCTTTAAAAGCTGGTGTCGGTGTAACTGACGATCTTTTAGATAATATTATATTAGGAGCTAAAGATGGTTCTTTAGAAGGAGAAGATTTACTAATAAATATAGCTCAAACAGTAGATAAATATACAGATATCACTCAATTAATAAATGGAGCTAAACCTAAAGGTAAAATTTTTACTTTATTTCAAGGTATTAATTCTTGGGCAGTTTCAGGATTATTATCTGGTGTAAAAACTTTAGCAGCAGGTCCTTTAGGATACACAACTTATACAGCCCTTAAAACTGGAGAAAATTATCTTGCTGCTGGATATAATAAAGCAGGAAAATTAATTTATAAAGCTACTTCTAGAGTTGATCCAAAAACAGGAAGAAGAGTAGGAGGAAATAAAATTGCTAAATATCTATTAGGAACTGGTAAAGGAGTTACTAAAGCACAAGCAGATGCTTATGCCTTTGGATTAACTCAAGCTTTTTTAGAAGTTTTAGGAGGTACAGGATACTTTCAAGCAAAAGCAGGATTAACTACACAAGCAGGAAAAGAACTTGTAGAAAGATCCCCTTTTGGAGAAGGATGGAGAGTTATGAAAAGTTTAGATTTAGGAGATCAAAGTAGCAAACATGAAATGATTAAAATGTTTGAAGGATCTACGGATGTTATAACTTTCCCTATTGTTGGGGATATAGTAATG